GTTTGATAACTTATCTTTTGTTTTCCTACTTACCGACATTATAAAGTCTGCAGTTTGGACTTTCTTATAAGAATCACCCACACTATCCGCTTGAATAACTTCGTGGTCTATTGCGGCTCTATTGGTCTGTGTTGCAGTCCATACTGGAATCTTATGTTCACCACTCAAACCTCTAAGTTCTTCGTAAATACCACCTAACTCAGCGTATAACCCATCTCTATTACCATTACCACTCTTTAACAAATCGGCGTAATCAATCACAATTAGTTTTGGATTGAATCCGGTTTGTTTTATTTTCTCAATGTGAGCTGCAATTGTTTTAGCAGATGCAAATTGTGGTGGATAATACTTAATACGAACTCTACCTGGAACTTGTTTGATTTTACGAATAATTTCGTCTTTTCTAAGTTTTTGGTCTGCGGTTGCAATATTGGTAAGAATAGTAGTATATCTTTGTCCTACATAACTTTCTGACAATTCCAAAGTATAATGTAATACATCTATACCTCTTTGTAATGCCGAACATGCAATTTTGGATAAGAACCAACTTTTACCGATACCAGAAGGTGCCATTACAACTCCTAACTCACCGGGTCCTAAACCACCATCCATTAGTTCGTCAATAACATCCCATCCTGTTGGTGTGGAATCTCTTTTAACATCTTCTAAAATGGACTCAAAGTTTTCAATATAATCCAAACCCAAATCCGACTCAACACCCACTTTGGATGCCTTCATCATCGTATCTATAATCTGGTCGTATTGTCCGTTCTTTAATAGGTCTACCGATTTGAATAGAGCCTCTTTAACTTTTTGATTCTTTGCAAATGTAAGATATTCTTTCTTTACATATGGTATATCTTCTGCACCAATTTGTAAATAAACATTCTTTAATTGTTCAACTACCGTTTGTTTCAATCCTTTATCTTCAATGTCACCAACTTTAATCTTAAACACTTCCATTGTCGGAATTGTTCTATATTCATCAAAGTATGATTGAATCTCTTTTACAATCCATTGATTTGCTTGAGACTCAAAGAATAAAGGTTTAGTAATTTCACTTACTTGTTCTAAAAACTTTACATCCGTTATAAGAGAAGCAACAACTTTAGATTGATACGATTGGCCATATTTGACTAGTGTATCTACTTCTTGCATTATGCTTCTGTTTTATTGATTTCTACTTTTACTTTTCTTGTTGCAGCTTTCCACTCACTCTTTGGAATGAATTTCCACTCACTCGTTGCATTATTGGCATCTTTATCAGATACTCTAATAATTTTTCCTGTTTTATTACTTTTAAGACACTTCATTGTTGACCTCCATGTTTTTATGTTATCTAATAACCATTAATAATTCTGATTCTCTTAATAGGATGTATTTGTTACCACCTACTTTAATTTCTACTCCCTGATGATATGGTGGAAGGATTACTTCGTCACCTACTTTTACACTCATTGGAATTGCTACTCCACTTTGTGTATAGATTCCGTCACCTACGGCTTCTACTCTTGCTCTTTTTACATCTTCCGATTTTGCACTATCTGGGATGATAATACCACCGGCAGTCTTAGATGCTGCTTCTTCTAATTCACTCAATAGGACTCTGTCTCCTAATGGTTTTGCTAATTTGTCTACTGACTTTGCCATAACTTTTTGTTTTTAAAATTTTGCTATATGTGAAAATGTTGATTGTAACCAGTCCAACACATTTGGGAAACCTTCTAACACTCTATTCTTCAAACCATACTTTAAGAAAGTTTGTTTGTCAAATTTGGTAGTTGGTTCGTTGTATCTATCCATAATTTTCATACGGAGATTACCACTAAATGTTGGTTCTGCTAACTGCATCAATTTACGATTTCTTTCGCAAATTTCCAAATTATTTAAGAATAATTCGTGTGCTTTTGATTTTTTTGTTAATGTATTTACATAATTAACCATATCGGTAGTATCAACTAATTGGTGTTCCGATAACATTGGAAATGCTTTCATAATTGATTTAACACCCAATCCACTAATACCTTCTACATTGTCGGATTTGTCTCCGTCAATCATTCTGAAATTAATGAAATTATGTGGGTGAATACCAAATTCTTCTACCACTTCTGGAATATTGTAAACTTTCTTTTTAGATGGTGAATATACACTCACATCTTTATTTACCAATTGAAGGAAATCCTTATCCGTACTCATAATCACAACCTTTTCGTTTTCTTGTCGTAGGGTTGTAGCAATATACGCCATAACATCATCTGCTTCAATTCCATCATAAATCATAATGGAAACAGGCAATGAAGAAAGTAGTTCACCTAATCCGGTCATTTGACGCTTCATAGATACACCTTCTTCTTCAGGGTTCATTTCAACGGATGCGGCACGATTTAATCTCATTTTGATTTTATTCTTACCTCTCTCCGATTTATAACCTGAGTATATGTCTTTTCTACTTTGTGAACCACCTTTGCCGTCAAAAACAACGACAACTCTTGTAGGGTTAATTGTACGGATTGCAAAGCCGATACTTTTTAAAGTACCGACTATGCCTCCAATATGGTCACCATTATCATTAAGATTAGGTGCGGTTGACCAAGAACGAATGAAGGTATTAAGACCATCAATTACTAAAGTTTTAGAGTTGCGTTGCAAATCTCCAAATCCTTTATGTTCTTCATCTATTTCTTTTAGTATATCTAAATACTTCTTATTAATCTGACTCATTTGCTTCGTCCGTTGTTACTTCAACTTCATCCGAATTGGAATTGTTCTTATATTGCAATATTGCTGTCTCACAAATTCTTAAATAAATTTGTTCTTTAAGTTTCTCATCTTGTAACATTTTTCCAAAGTCTTTAGATTGAAACTTCATAACTTCACCACTATCAATATCAATATATTCATACCAAGCTCCTGCTTGCTTAAGGATTTTAGCATCTTTCATAACTGCCAACCATCCACCGAAATTATCAATACCTCTGTCAAAGAAAATGTCAAAATCTGCATGTCTCAATGGTGGGCCCATACGGTTTTTAATAACCTGACAACGAACTTTAATACCAACAATTCTATCACCTTGTTTCAATTGTCCCATATTCTTCAATCTCAATCTAACCGAACTATGAAATGCTAATGCTTTACCACCCGATGTTGTCCACGGGTCACCAAACATTGCGTTCATCTTTTGTCTTAATTGGTTTGTGAATACAAGTGCAATTGATTGACGACCAATCATATTAGTAATCTTTCTCATTGCTTTGGAAATAATAATAGCTTTATCAGTTGCGTAACCATCTTTATCGTAATCAGCTTCCATCTCTTTCTTAGATGATGCAGCTGCTACCGAATCGACTACGATTGTAACCAATCTATCTTTGTCTCCTGTTCTAACCTTTTCAATAATTGTTTCACATGCTTCAAATATACCTTCAACGGTATCAACTGAAACATATAATAATTTTGAAATATCTACTCCGATTGCTTCTAAATATTCTCTACTTACGGCAGTTTCGGTATCAATTAATACAGCTACTCCACCTTTGCGTTGTGTTTCAGCAAGGAGATGGGCGGAGAGCAAAGATTTTCCACTTTGCTCTAAACCCGTAATCTCACTAATACGTCCAACAGGGAAGCCACCATAAGGTCTATTAGAGATTGCAACATCCAACATAGCATTACCAGTTGAAATCCAATCTTTAACATTGGTAGGAGCATCACCACCTTCATCATTTAGAAAGTAGGCAATCTTACCATCCTTATTTTGTTTGTTTAATGAATCAGCAAGTATACTCGCTAAGTCTTCTTCTCTTTTGGCCATTGTAACCTAATTATTAATTGTTAAATAAATCATCAAATGCTGATGCTACATCATCCTTTGCTTTTGGAGCTTGTTCCTTTTCCCAAGGTAAGTCACCGATTTCACCAGTTGTTCCACCCATGTCAACCGAAATATCGGATTGTTTTGGTGTTGCAGCTACTGCTTTTGGTTTTGGTGCTTCCAATTCTTCAATGATATCATCACTTCCAACTGCTGCAGATGGGTTTAACCAATTCTCCAATACACTCTTTAATTCAGCGTAAGATAATTCCGAATATAATTCAGTAATTTCTTTTTGGCCATCTAATAATTGTTGAATTTGTTCAGGAGTTTCTGCTAACTTAGATGTTGCAGGTTTAACTCTGATTGTAGTTGTTGGGTAAGATGCATTTGATTCTTCGGCTGACATTACTTCCAATACGATATCTCTACCTGTGTTTGGGTCTGTAATATCTCCGTAATCAGGGTCAGCAATATATCCTAAGATATCTTGATAAACCGTCTTACCAAATCCCCAGAATTTTACTCCTTCTGATTCTTTACCTCTTACGATAACTGGTACAAAAGTTCTTAACTTTGGTTCCATTTTCTTACCTGCTTTCCAATCATCAGTATCACCTGTTCTCTTAAGTTTTTCTGCAAACTCAACGATAGGGTCAGGTCTACCAAATGACATTGGACTCAAATAAGTCTTGTTGTTAATGTTGTAGTGAAAGTAAAGTTCAATGAAAGGAATGTCTTTGTTGAACTTGTAAGGAACGATTCTCACTTGAGATTTTCCGTTAGCCGGTTTGAAAATTGAATCCGACTTTTTAGTGTTGTTTTGTAAAGAGCTAAATCTCTTTAGTGCCAATGAAATGTCCATTGTTTTGTTGTTTTAGGGTTTAAAAATTTGTTTTTAAAGTTGAGGTTTATATCGATATATTCCTATATCTAAATATAACTTTTTCAGCTTTTATTACTATAAATATACGACTATTTTTCGATATTACCAAATTTATTTTTGAAGGTTTTCAACCTTACGATTTAGGTAAAATATAGCTTTTTTTAGGTCTTCCAGTTCTTTTTTGGGGTCTTTTTTACCTGCTCTTGCAACATATTTGACGACATTGAATAGGTAAGCATCTTTGTCTAATCCCCATGCTTCACATACTTTAATTACTTCGTATGGATTGTCTACTCCCCCATAGTGTTGAGGGCCATTTACCATTTCTTTTATTTCCATATTTGATACCATTTTTTAGGTTTAATTTCAGGTTTAGCAAAGGGTTGAGTGTTATCCCATACATTTACTATTCCACCATATCTTACCATCATCATTTGACAAAATAACTGATGATATTCGGGTGGTATCTTATCAAAGTCTGCTTTAATTACAACATCTAAATTTACATTTTTACCATCACCAATCATTAATTTCAATTGGTCTCTCATTTCAATAATTGTGCTAGATTTCATTGTTAGATAACTTGTATCTCCAATGTAATATTCTCCTTCTTTTTGTTTAGGTGCCATAACTTATTTTTTACTTTCCCAATATAATTCTCTAACCTTTGCTCCTAATTCGGCATCGTTAGGTGTATCTAAAATTGTTCTACTATTTACAGTAATAAGATTTCTATCTTCACCTAAATAACATTCTCTACATAATTGTCCTGCACCTTCTACATATCCATATCTAAAATCTATATGAGTAGTTTTTAATGTAGTAGTTTCTTCACCACACATAACACAGGTTTCATAAATGTCAAATTCGTCTTTTTGTTTTTTACCTACTGATGTAACTAATCCGTTTTCATCAATATTAAGTGGTACATGTTGTTCACCCATAACTTATTCTTTTATTGTTTCTAATTTATTTTTTAATTTTACTGCAAGAGCACAAGTTTCATATTCCTCAAAGTCAATAAGGATTTGTAATTGTTCGTCTAATAATTCTGTAAATTCTCTACTATCAATGGATAATGTAATAACTATAATCTCTTTAATTAAGACTTTTGCAAAATCAACTCTCTTCTTTTTATTTCTCAAACCGAATGAAATTCCCTCTACGATTGCTTTTGCAAGTTCTCGTCTATTGTTTTCAAAAATGTCCGAAGGGATGTTTGCGTGAATTTGAATTGGAGTGTATCTATTTCTCTTTGTCATGAACCAAATATAAGAAAAATATTTTAATTCTCCAAATTTTGTGTATTAAAACTTTTGAATACTTTTGTAGGTATCATTTTGTATCCTGTATTAGATGTAGTTAAGATACAATTTCTAAATTCTTCCCAATCAATCATATAAGAATTGTCCAACATACCACCCGTTTTTGACTTAACTACTTCATTTAAAGCGTTAATGGTGTATATTGAATTAGATTGTTTCTTTCTATGTACTAAAATAGTTTTCCAGTCGGAAGGGATTGCATTAGAACCCCTTTCAACATTAAAAGTAATAAAGGCCTCTTCTGGTCTTATTTTACTTTCTAAAATGAAAACATTTGGATTAGTTAGAGTGTAGTTTGATAATATAAAGTCAACCGACTTATCTAATTCTCCTTTTGTTGTAAAAAGGCAAAGTAATTGTGTATTCATTTATTAACTTTCTTTTACTGCAGTGTATACTGCCTTTAATGACCTATTCTTTACACCTTCAGGTAAAATTTTATTTAATTTAGATATTCTATTCCAAACTTCTTTTTTAGTTTGTTCATCATTTAAATCTAAGTTTTCCAAATCTTCTAATAAATCTTTTGCCATAGAAGTTACTGCATCTTCTCTATCAAAATCATCCCACTTTTCAAAATCAGTTGTTCCATGTTTAAATGCCAATCCACCAAAACGAGATTGAGACATTTCAAAAGTTGGTGCTGCACCTATACCTCTTGTTCTAACTTTTGCATCAAATACGGGAATAATATTATTGTCACCCACATTAATACCAACTGACATAACACCACCTTTGTCAGTTACTTGAATTGATTCGTTTATTTTTTCGTCTAATATTTTTCTTAATCTAGTTTTATCCGCTGCAGTTTTTGCATTTTCCCATTCTGCATATTCTTTTTTAATTCCAATCAAACTAACTAAGTTTGCCTTTTTCATTTCAATCGCAGGTGATTCACCATATATTACTTTAAGTTCATCCAATTTAGGATTATCTGGGAATAAGATATCGTCAATGTGTGTTTCTTTCTTAACCAAATTGATAAGAGATTCTCTATTCTTTGGGTCTAAGAAATCTTTTGTAATCGAATTAGTCATTTCTCTATCTAATCCTCTCAACCCATCATATCCACCTCTAAGTTTTTGACTATTTGAAACCTTTGCCATATCTGCAATAAGTTTCATATTATCACCATTCAATTCACCATTTACAACATGGTTGATTACATCATTACAATTTACATCAGATAAAGCTTTTGCAGCTCCTGATTTTTTAACACTTGGTCTATTATCTACTTGGCCTCTACCTGGTTTTTCATAAACTGCATTTATAATAGATTGAGCTCTACCATTTCCGTTTTTACCAAATGTTGATGATGGGTCTTTTTTAGTTTTATTGAATTCATTACAAAATTCTTTTTTAACCTTTTCGTTGGTAGTAATTGCTTTTGCTAATTTTTTAAATTCTTCGGTTCTTCTATTCATATAATGTTCTGCAGTAGAAGTGTCTGATATTTTCATACCTTCTTCTTTTAGAGAACCTATCATAGATTTTAATCCACCATTGAATACGAATACACTTAAATCTTTTTTAAGTGATATACCAACTCTAGAACCATCATTTGTTAAAACAAAACAATCCGATGATGTGCCATGTCCTTCCGTATCAACAATTGCCCTACCAGCTGGAGTATCCCATACAAATTCTTTTATGTTTTCAAATCCAATACTATCTTCTATATAGTCTAATACCGATTCTGCAGAGTCTACCCATGCATCGGTTAAGAATGTATCATCGTCATCACCATTTTTCACAACTGCCTTTCTCAATTCTTTCATAACCTTCGACTTAGCTTGGTCATATGATGCACCATCTTGCATCAATTTAGTTATTTGTTTACCACCATGTGTAACGGCACACTCACCAGCTCTAGATTCAGGACTACCTGCACCTACACCTTTCTTTTCTCCAGACGATTCCGCATCTTCTGCAGCTTTTTCAGCTTTAGTTTTTAATAATGCAGAATAAACAGTATCATCATCCAATTCTCTTGCATCTGCAACACTCATTTCTTCACCATCTACATCAACGGCATCGTCATCTTCTAAATGAATAAACTTGCCATTTTTGTCTAATTTAGATTTATTGTTCTTTTCTTTTTCTAAATTTTTTTCTGCATCATTTCTAAATTCATCAGGTGGAATATTTGAAACAGGTTGTTCTGGTTTTTCACCAGGTTGACCCGTTGGAGTTTCTGTATCATCTTGTCCGTCTAATCTATCTTTTTCAGCTTGAGCTTTAACTTGTTGTGGGGTTGGTTTTGAATATTTTCCAGATTTAAGTGCATCCTCAAAATGTTTTTTATTTTTGAATACAACAATTCTCTCAGCTTCTTTACTAAATGCAGGAAATGAACCTTTAATTGATTCAGGTTCGTCTTTTTTAGGTGCATTCATTTTCTTAGGGCCCGCTTCATTTAAGTATGAGAAATAAACTCTTACTTTTTGAGCAACCTCATTTGAATCACTTACTTTATTCTCTCTTAGAATTTCTGTTAGTTTTATAACCTGTTCCTCTTTAGTCAAATCAATAATACCATGTTCTACACGATATTCCAATTCTTTAAGGATTTCTTGGAAATTTATTGACATCTTTATTATTTACTTTTTGGATGAAATTGGAATCGTTTAGTATCTAATTTAAAAAATTGTTTTAAAGGCCATTTAAGTATTTTATTAGGATATTTGTCATGACTAACTAACATATCATTATCCTTATATCCTTTTACTAATATTTTACTACCTGTTTTTTTATCTGTGAATCCGGTTCCTGGAGGTAATAAATTAGAAACTGTATCTAAAACATTTACACCACCTTCAAATGGTTCTTTTGCTGGCTTCTTTTTTGCATCAGGAAATACTAATTTTTGTTGAGATGTATCTCCGGTTGATTTTTCTTTATCACCACCACCTAATTTAGAAAACGCCTCTTTATCACCTTCTTCATGTTGTGGATAATATAATGTTCCTTGATAATAGTATTTTTTTCCGTTTACATCTATTGGTTTTTTATCAGTTCCAATATTTTTTTCAGTATAACAATCAATTTTCCAAGCTGGTTGTTTATCAGGAGCAACTTGTCCCATAAAACCATAATTTCCTTGCATCGTTACTGGTTCTACAATTTTACCAATACCTTCTTTACCAGTAGATTTCATATTAACTTTAACCAAATCTCCAGGTTTTACAGTTGGTTTTGCAGTTGCTACTTTATTAAACCACTCAGTTGCACTTTTTACATATTCTTCGTGGTCTGCTATATCTTCGGGGTCACTATCCGTATCATATAAATCAGCTTCAGACTCTTTTGAAAAATCTGCAAGTGTTTTATTTGCATCATATCCAGGGTTTAATTTTTGGAATGCATCTAAAAAACTTCCTGGTTCTGCTTTAGGAATTGCAGATGTGGATGTTTTTTCTTTATCATCACCACCGAATACCGATGTTCCTTTAACTGGAGATGGAGAATTTTGAGATGCTCTACCAGCTGTTGTTACTCTACCTGCAACTACTACTTTTGTATCAGGTCTTAATTTATGTACTTTGTTGTATTGGTCGAATGCTCTTTGGTTTGGAAAATCAATCTCTTGTAATGGAATTAGGTTTATTAACTTCATATTATTGTTTATTAATCTTTATTTAAGTATTTGAATTGTTTTTGCATATCGTTCCAATATTTATCATCATCTGGATTTTTAGGTTTATCAAAAATGTTTATTTTATTTAATACTCCTTTTAATCCCTTTGCATCTTTATTTTTTGAATAATCTGCTTTTAATTTATCATATTCTTTCTTTCTATCTTTATAAAAGTTATCCATATCATGTGCATATCCTTTGAGGCCATTTTTGGTTGCCAATGCCATAGCTGCTTTTCTAGCTGGGTGTGTCATTGGATATCCAAAAGCTGTTTTTACAGATATTTTATTTCCTGTTTCAGGATTTACTACTTTTAATGTTTCAAACTTATCTCTTAAATCTTTGTTCTTTTTTGCTAATGCAAGTCTTTTTGCTTTTTCGGCAGGTTTTTCTCTACGTTTAGGTGAAGGAATAAACGGTACAAAAAATTCGTTTAAAATGTCCTCACTTAGTAAATCTTTTAACTTAATCATAATAATGTTTAGATATAATTATATGATATAAATATAAAATTTTAACTTATAACCTCTAAATTGTTATAATTCTCTCCCTCTTCAACTTTAACCGGGAAACCACCTCTCTCCATTATCTCTCTAATGTCGTTTAAGATATTTTCTCTTTCAATAGGATGTGTGTCGATAAGAAAGGCATCATAGGTATAAAGTATCATTTTTGACATTCTCCCCTCCAAATAATCCAATACCTCACCAATCTTCATATAATTGATTTCAGTCTCTAATGATTGTAGTAAATAGTTGAATACCTTTTGTTCGTTTGCACCTTCGATTCGGTTGAATGGGATTTCTCTTTTATATAAGAGTGTCGTAAGTTTTCCCGAAATGACGAACCTTTGGTACAATCCTTTGATATATTCATCTACTTTTTGAAAGAATGGTATCCCTCTTGCATTATCGTCTAATCCCCCATACAAATATGTAAAGGTTATTTTCTTTGCCGTCTCTATATCACACCCATAAAGGTTTGCAAGATGTTGGTGAGCCGATATCCCATTTGGAAATTCATATCCAACCATTTTCGCAATCAAACGAATGTGATAAGACTCATAGTCAAATTGTAATAAAGTGCCATGTGGATGACGACTAACAAAACATTCTCTCGTTCCATCACTTTTGTTTAACGCAGAGTAGTTGACATTAAGATGACGATTGGATGGTCTGCCCGTTGTTGTATAAGGGTTATATTGTGTATAGACAATTCCACTTCGCTTGATGTATTGCGGATTGAAATTAAAACTATCAATAAATTTTTCCTCTACGACTTTTACCCCAGCCCCTTCCAACCTTCCTAATGTTTGAATTGCTGATGTATATTTTTTATCCCATTCTCTTCGTGTGCTGATATTTGGAATTGTTTTTAGAACTTCATACCACTTCATTAAAGGTACACAATCATTCAACTCTTTGAAGTCGTTTCTATACCCTCTATAAACCGATTCTACGACCTCATTAAAGATAAATGGTTTCCCATTCTCTTCAAAGTAAATCCACTCATAATCCAATCCTATGGTCTTTAAATACCTATTGTCTAAAACTAATGTATTGACGTGAATTATTTTAGATATGTCAAACTTATCTAACTTCTTTGCATCTATGTGATTGAAATTAATTATACCATCACTTCCATCACTTTGTCTAAAATATATAAAAGACAAACGACTTCCCAATGGATGTGCTCTATGAGAACTCCACACAGGAATTATAAGGTCAATATTTACATTTCCACCCAAAAAAGAAAGTAGGGTAGACTTATCTTCAATTAGATTAATCATACCCTACTAATATACTAAAAATATTTTGATTTACAAAATTTATTCTCCCCAATGCTTTTCACGTAATTC